GTCCCGCCTAGGAAACTCTCCCGGTTTTTTCGCTTGACTTCATCCGCAAGATAAGCGTACGGTGTGTACAGAAAAGGAGACACCCTATGAACACCCTGCTTTTGAAGTTGTCTGTGCGGTTCAACAGCCTGCTCGCCTCTGAGCGAGGCCAGGACCTGGTCGAGTACGCGCTGGTCGTCGCCCTCGTCGCCCTTGGAGCCACGGCCAGCATGCAGTCGCTGGCTTCAGCCGTCAACGGAGCCTTTTACTCGACTTCGGTTGCGTTGTCGACGGATATCTAAGTCGATGAAAGCCAAAACAACTCTCGAGGAGTGGCAGGTGCTGGATGCGATCCGGGTCAGGGTTCAGGCGTCCAGCCAGCGCAAAGTTGGGGAAGAGGTGGGGCTGTCACCGGCCTACCTCTCCGACATCCTGCTGGGCAGGCGGGTGGTCAGTGACCGGGTGGCGGCGGTGTTCGGGTTCTCACGGCACGTCGAGACCATGGTCTATTACAAACGGCTGGTTACTGAAAACGGGGTTACAAAGGAGGTGGACGGTGGCTGAATTGTTCGCTCGCAGACAATCCCGCTGGGACAGCCGCTGTCCGCGCTGCCAGGCTGGTTCAGGTCAGCCCTGCCGCAATCCTGAAGGCCAGGTGCTGGCCGGGCCGCACTATCAACGGCTGAGCTTGAAACGCCGCGAGATCCAGGCAGCGCTCAGTTTCTACGCCGGCATGGGGCTCAGAACGAAGGCGCGCCCATGAACTGGCATGCGTTCTGGCAGGGGTTCGGGGTCGGCTGGGGCGCGTGCGCGGTCACCTTTGCGGTCATTGCCGGCGGGTTGCTCTACCATGATCGGAAGACGCCATGCGACCCGCGCCGCTAGCCTTTGTTCCCAAACCGCTGGCCGCTAGCACGCGGCTGGTTCTTACCTGTGCCGGCTGCGGGCGGCTCATCAGCAGGAATGAGCAGTTCAATCTCTATTTTCAGCCGGCGTGTCCGGATTGCGGGTCGAAGGCGCATAAGTGGGAACGGATCACGGCTGGGTGGGTGGCCAGGCTTATCGGCCAATGGCGGCTGTGGCGCTGGAAGAGGGCGCAGAAGGGGGTTCAATGATGCGGGAAGTGACTCTGCTCAAAGCTGTGCTCGACCTTACCCCTTGGGTCCTGGGGGTGGGCCTGCTGGTTGTGGTTGTGGTGCTCTCGGCTGTTCACCGGTACCGGGCCGCGGTGACTGAAGAGCTGTTTCGGAAGAAAGGTCACAAGTGAAAGCGATCGTTTGCTTTAGCGGCGGCAAGGACTCGACAGCCCTTGTGTTGTGGGCGAAGGAAAACCTGCCTGAGTTCACTACCGTCTTCTGCGATACAGGTTGGGAAGTCTCAATCACAAACGCCTACGTCGAAGAGGTGAATCAGGCTTTAGGGTTGGGCGTTATCACTCTGCGTAGTCAGAAGTACGAAAACGGCTTCGTGGATTTGTGTGTTTTGAAGGGCCGCGCGCCTTCGGCGAAGGCGCGCTTCTGCACTGAAGCCCTCAAGGTGCGCCCGATGATCGATTGGCTCAAGACGCTGGATGATGAAGTGACTGTCTATCAAGGCATCCGCGCTGATGAATCGGAGAGTCGATCCCGGATGTTGCCGCGCCAGTGGAGCGATGACTATGACGCATGGATTGAACGCCCATTGCTCTTGTGGACCGCAGAGCAGTGCTTTGCGCTGGCAGCGAAATGGGGAATCAAGCCCAATCCTCTTTACCTGATGGGGGCAAAGCGTGTGGGCTGCTTCCCGTGCGTGATGGTCAACATGGGAGAGCTTAAGGCTTACCTGAAAGGCCCGCTTGCGGGGGAACTTAAGGACAGACTTCGGTCACTCGAAAAGCTCGTAGCCCATAATTTCTTTGAGCCTACCTATATTCCCGCACGATTCTGCACTGGCTTTGATGTGAAGAGCCAGAAGCCTTTCCCTTGGTGCGACGATGTGTTCCGCTATCTCGAAAGTGTGGATGAGAACCAACTGCCGATGTTTCCTGCGCGCTCGTGCATGAGCGTCTACAACCTGTGCGAGTAGAGGAATATGAAGAATCCCGTCGTCACCAACTGTCAAGCGCTCGATCCTCAAACCAAAATCTCCGTCACCCAACTGGCCCGCGCGGCCATCCAGCATCTGGAATGGGCAGCCATCAGCCGGGCCATCAAGTTAGCCATCAAGGCTCACGCCGGGCAGCTCGACAAAGGCGGCTCGCCCTACATCTGGCACGTGCTCCGGGTCGGTTTTTCCCTGCTGCCGGACGTCGACGCCTGCATTGCGGGGATATTGCACGACGTCTTCGAAGACTCCGAAACTCCAGATGCCGAGGTGCTGCTGGCCGTCAACGGCGACACGGATATCTTTCAGGCTGTCTGCGCATTGACCCGCGGCCCCAACGAAGAATACGAAGCCTACATCGGCCGGGCCGCCCGGCTCCCCATGGCCCGCAAGGTCAAATTGGCGGATCTGAATGACAATATGAATCCTGAACGTCAGGCCTGGGCTCTGGCCCGTGGTGTCGATCTGGGGAAGATGGAAAGCTTGCAATTGCGGTACATCCGAGCCAGGGAAGTCCTGCTGACTTTGGATCCGCCGGAAGCTTTGAAGTGTGGCGACTGTATGCTGATTCGGGGCCGGAGTGTGTGCACCATGAACTGCGGGCCGGCTGTGCCTAAATGACGGCCTGGTACAACGAGCCCGACCCGTTCAAAGCCCAGGTCATCCGCGAAGCGATCAAGGCCGGGGCTGTTGCGGATGGGGTGGTCGACGAGAGGAGCATCAAAGATGTCAAACCAGACGAGCTTCTGGGATACACCCAATGCCACTTCTTCGCCGGCGGCGGATTCTGGTCGCTCGCCCTCCGGAACGCCGGCTGGCCAGACGACCGGCTCGTCTGGACCGGAAGCTGCCCCTGCCCCAGTTTCTCGGCAGCGGGCAAAGGCCAAGGGTTTGATGACCCTCGCCACCTCTGGCCGGATTGGGAGAAACTCATCCGAAAGCGCCGCCCTGCAACAATCTTTGGAGAACAGGCTGATGACAGCATTGGATACGGCTGGCTCGACCTTGTTCAAACTGACCTGGAAGCGCAGGCGTACGCCGTTGGGAAGATCGTACTTGGAACGTGCAGTGTCGGCGGGGCGGATATCCGGCAGCGGCTTTACTTCGTGGCCGAGTCCAGACACGGGAATGAACCTGACCGATGCCAACTGGGAGCAACGCCGTCAGGAATGCAAGGAAACCCATGGACAGAACGGCTTCGGCCTGACACTGGGCATGGCGTCGACGCTGGCGGGCTGGCCGGCGCCCAACCAGCGGGATTACAAGAGTGCGAGTGCGAGTCCGGAGTTTTTAGAGATACAGCAAGCGGAGACGCGGGGCCACAACTTGAGCGTGGAAGCGACCCTGGCGGGGTGGACAACTCCGCAGGCGCACGATGCGACGGGCCGCTCGAAGACCCAGAAAGAGATTCACGGAACGAAGCACGGTTGCGCGGATCTGGGGATCGATGCGGAGTTAGCGGGCTGGCCATCCCCCTGTACCCCGAACGGCGGCCGCTCGATGTCAACGGAAGCGATGGATGCGACGGGGAAGACGAAGGACGGCAGGAAACACACGGCATCTTTGGAGCACGCGGTGAAGTTCGCCAACGGTCCAGCCCGCTTAACGGCCCATGGCGAGATGCTGACTGGCTCCTCTGCCGGGATGGAAAGTGGCGGCCAGTTGAGAGCGGGACATTCCCGCTGGCTCATGGCGATCCCTGCCGCCTGGGACGGCTTCGCCTGTATGGCGATGCAATCAATATCGAAGTTGCGACGGCCTTCATCAAAGCGCACCTTGAAACAGGTTACAGATGACAGATTACAGTGAAAGCCCGGGCCCTGAAAACTGTCATCTACCATCTGTCACGTGTCACGTGTTCCACCGTTTTCCACAGCCGTCCACAGGTGTTTCCGCTTGACATGCCTCAAATTGCACACTAAGTTGTGATTGGGTTTTCTTTTGGTTTCCTCCGCTCAATCCCGCGCTGGCCGGTTTTTAGCTGGTTCGGGTGGCAAGGTTCGAAAGGTTCAAATGGCCGCCCTCGATTCCGACAATGCGCTGCAAGGGCTGCTGTTCGATCCCGGGAGTGGATGTTTCTTTGAGCCAGGTCCGGCGTATTTCAATAAGATCACCTACATGGGCATCGATCGCGGACCGGAATTTCCCAAACCTCAAGGGGGCGTGTGCCGGTTTTGCGGATGTGGCGGAGATTCTTGTACCAGCCGCACCGGGGATAAATGCGGCTGGACGGATAAGACTCAGACCTGCTGCACGGCTGAGAAATGCGTCGCAAGGTTGCCTAAATCGGTTGACCCGCCCAAGCCTCAACCTGCTCCGCGTCTTGGCCAAGGCTGCGGCTGCCCGGTGTGCTCGGGGCGGGCCCGTGGCCGCTGTTACCGCCGTTTTCCAAAATAAGGAGACCTACGTGAAAATTGAATTGCTCCCGGTTTTTCTGCTCGCGTCGCTGCTGTCCGCCCCACCCTCCCTGGCTCAAACTGCCCACCCCGTCGCCACCGGCAAAAATCCGCAGATCGGTACAGACCTGCATACACCCGCCGAGGCACTCCCCCAACCCACCGAAACCGAGCTCCTGAAAATCGAGAATCTGCAATTGAAGGCCACCGTTCTTGCCCAGGCCCTGCAGTCGATCGATGAACAATTGAAACGCCTGCCCTCGGAGCGCGACGCCACCCGCAAGCAACAGGACCAGATCCTCCAGGACTACACCGCCCTGATCAAAAAAATCGAATCTGAGCATCCCGGCTTCCATTGGGAGCCGGTGAAACGCACCCTCATCGCCATTCCCAAGCCTACCGACAAAGCGCCGGCGCCGGCGAAAGAGGTCCCGGCCAAATGAAGCAGATCAAACTTAAAGACGATTCCCGCAACGCGGTGCTGGCCGGCATGAACGTCGTCGCCGACCTGGTTGGTTCCACCCTGGGGCCCAAAGGCCAGACCGTCATCCTCGGCCGCCAGGCAGGACTCCACGCCGCGGCCCTGGTCACCAAGGATGGGGTCACGGTCGCGCGCAACATCTCACTTCCCGACTCGTTTGAGAATGAGGGCGCGAAGCTTATCCAGGAGGTCGCCGCCAAAACCAACACCATGGCCGGCGACGGCACCACCGCCGCCACCATCCTCACCCGGGCCATTTTTCGCGAAGGCCTGCGGCAGGTCACCGCCGGCGCCGACTCCCAGGCCGTCGAACGGGGCATCTCGCTCGCGATCGAGCGGGTGGTCCAAACCTTGAAAGCCATGGCCGTCAAATTTGAGCAGGCCGATCTGGCCCAACTGGTCGCGGTTGCCACCGTCGCCGCCAACGGCGAAGTCGAAGTCGGCGAAGTGATCGGCAAGGCCGTCCACCTGGCCGGGCTTGAAGGCAATTACACCCTCGACCCCTCGCCGACCAGCCAAACTACCCTGGAAGTCTCCGACGGCCTCCAGTTCGAGCGCGGGTTCATATCCCCAACGTTCGTCACCGACCGCACCCGCGGAATGACAGTTTACGAGAACTGCCGCATCTTCGTCACCGACCGGCGGCTGATCGACCAAAAACAAACTCAGACTCTCATCCAGATGTACGTCGACGCCCTCAACAAGACCCCGCTGCTCATCATCGCCGAAGATGTTGAGGGCGCTGCGCTCCAGATTCTGGCGGGCGGCCGGCTCCCGGACGGCTCTGCGCTCGCGCTCATGGTCTGCCCGGTGCGCGCCCCAGGCTCGGGCACCGACAAAAAGGAGTCGCTTGAAGATATCGCCGCGCTCACCGGGGCCCGGCCCTACATGGTAGCCCGCGGCGACCAACCGGAAAAAGCTAAGCTTGAAGATTTTGGGGCTGCGGATAAAGTCATCGTCACCCCGCACCGCACCACTATCATCGGTGGCCGGGGCAATCCCATCGTCGTTGAAACCCGCAAAGACGAGTTGCGATCGCGGATTAAAGACCCTGAGACCAAGGAGTTCGTCCGGGCTCAGCTCGAGCGCCGCCTGGCCGGGCTCTGCGCCTCGATCGCGGTCATCAAAATTGGCTCACTGGTCAATTCGAAGTTGCTCGAGAAGCGGGACCGCTGCGAAGACTCGCTCAATGCCACCATCGGCGCGCTCCAGGAGGGTGTGGTGCCCGGCGGGGGCACGGCGCTGATCCGCTGCCTGCCGGCGCTGTCGGAGCTCATCCTGACCATGGACGGCGACCGCAGGATAGGCGCCCAGATCGTCGCCCGGGCCTTGACCGCCCCATTGCATCAACTGGCAACCAACTGCGGCCAGAGCGGCGATATCATCGTCGGCGAAGTCCAAGCAATGAACGACCCTGAAAAGTGGATGCGGCGCCACCTGGGAAAACACGAGATGCGCAATGGTCTCTGCGGGCCGGCGGCGCAGTGGGGCTGGAACGCGGCCATGGATGAATATCAAGATTTAGTCGGGTACGGCATCGTCGACCCCGTCAAGGTGGTCCGGCTGGCGCTCGAGAATGCCGGGGAACTGGCCGGTCTCCTGCTCACCTCCGCGGGCATGGTGGTCGACGTCCTGGATACGGCAGCCAGGGAACAGGGGCCAGGGCTCAGGCCGGGAGGCCAGCCATGACCCGGGCGAGCCAGTCAGCCAGTCAGCCAGTCAACGGGCCGGCAACACGGCGCGGCGTACGCGGCAGCAGGTCGGGCGCTGCCGACCTGTCTGCGAACGCAGCGGGCGCTGACTCGCTGACTCGCTTACGTGGCGTCCTGCTCCGCATCAACCGGGAAAAGGGCTATGGATTCATCCGGGCTGCGGGCGGCGGGCAGGAGTATTTTGTGCACATCCATGAAATGTTGAACCGCGGAGATTGGATCGAGGGCACACCGGTCACCTTCAAGCCTGGGCCGGTCAAGCCTGGCGCCCGCGAGGCGCCCCGGGCTCTCGATGTCATCGCGAACCCTGGACCGGAGGCCAAGCCATGATTGATGACACCCGCAGAAGCCAAGCCATGATTTACGTCACTCGCAGCGGAATCTGGGAGGTTGATGAATACGGCAAAAGGCTCATCTCGCGGACCTTTGCTGAGACTGAATCGCAGGATGTAAGCGCCCGCTTCTGGGATTCCGAACGCGCCCGGATGCAGTCTCCGGACAAACTCCGCCGCGCGGGCACACGTTTGCTTGTAACCGCTGTTGTATTCATCGTTTTACTGCTCTGGCTGCTGGCCGTGCTCTGGGAGTTGCGTCCCGTGAAATCCGAAATTTTCACAGGCTTTTCCCACAACCTTCAGCAAACCGTGGAAAATCCTGCTCCAACTCACCGGGCCGGGGCAGGTTTCCCACTTTTCAAGAAAACCGTCCACAGATACTTCCACAGGGAGACCACCGCTTAACCGGTTTCTTTTTGAGTAGTTGGCGCGTTGTTCACATTTTCCACAGGGAACTACTGCTACTACGGGTATTTAGGTATGTTTTATCTCTAAGGAATAACCGCCCGGAGGCGCACATGCCGAAGCTGGATGAAAAGTTGATTAAAAAGATCGAGACCGCACTGATCGCCGGGGTATCGTCGAGCGAAGTGGCCCTGGCTCAGGACGTGTCGAACAGCGCCGTTTACCTCATAAAAAAACGCCTGCGGGAGGCCGGCGCGCTGGGCGCCGGAGACGGGACTGGGGCCGCGGCCGAAACTGAACCTGGCAGCGCGGAGCCCCTGCGCTTCAATGGTGAGGACTGCTACAAGGCCGAGGTGTACATCCCCATCAGCCGGCTCGACTGGGTGCTGGGCAACGTCACCCTGGACGAGGCGATCGCTGTACTGCTCTCGCTAGACGACCCAGCCAAGGCCAACGCCATCGAGTTTCTCATCAACCGCCGGTTTGAGCAGCTGCTTGAAAGTCCTGCCAGCGCCGACCCTATCGCCCTTTGGCGCACCACCCCGGAAGGCGGCCGCGTGGCTTTTGCGCCGCCCGATCTCACCGCAGCTCAACCCACAGAAACCGGAGACGCCCATGTCTGACACCCAACCCGAACTCTCACCCCTCAACCTCGGGTCCATCGCCCGGGGAGCCAGCCTGCAGTTGTTTGAGAAAGCTCTGGCTAAAGTGGCCGCCAACATCGCCGACAAAGACACCCCGGCAACCAAGTCGCGGGAGATTATCCTGCACTTCAAACTCAAACCGGATACCGACCGCCGGAAGCTCGAGATCACCACCTCCTGCGAGATCAAACTCGCCGCCGTGGCCAACCACGAGTCCACCGCCTATGTCGGCAAAAGCACCGCCGGGGATGTGCTGGTCTTCGACCGGGATCCGCGCCAGGACCTGCTGTTCGAGCCGCCGGCGGAAAAGGAAAATCTTCTACAGTTTGGGAATACGCCGACCGCGTAGCTCCCACAGAAGCGTGTCAACCGACAGTTGACATCGGGGCAAAATGGCGCTCGGGAGGGCGCCGCACCATGGAAAACCTGCATGAACTCGGGGTACAGATCGAACGTCTGACCCGCGCAAGCGATAAGGAACCTGTCCTTGTCACAACCCTGGCTCTAACCGACGGCAGCTCGCGTTTGTACGAGACAAACATCAGCCAAACCACCGGGGGCCGGTCCCTCGGCAAAGAGGTTACTCCACCCAGGCCTGCCAAGTTGCAGGTCTCCACCCTCACCGGGTTCGTCGACGCCGTCAAAGCTTCGGTTGCGGGCGACGGTCTCGCGGGCAGAATTGTGCACGTGGAAGACTATCTCACCGTCTCGGTCAAATCCACTGTCTGCGACACCTACGGCATCCGGGACACCCTGCTCACCGCGAAGCACGTGCCCCTCAATGCGTTCAACTTCGATGAGTTCTACACCGACCCAGCCAAATTCATCATCGGCCTTCAGGTGGCGTTTCTGGCCACTGAGGATCTGGTCTGGCTCATCAAGTTGGCCTCGGCCGTCAAATCCTCCGGTACCGCGGTTGCGGTCAACGACGATGGGATCAACCAGACCATCACCGTCAAGCAGGGCGAAGTAACGTCGATCGACGTGCCCATCAAGCCGCGCATTAAACTCATCCCCCGTACCACCTTCGACGAAGCGGCGCCGGTCGAGCGCGAGTTCCTGCTGCGGGCCAAACCCGGGCCGGGGGGTGCGCCGGCCATTGCCATCTTTGCGGTCGATGGAACCAAGTGGCAGGGTGAGTCGATGCGGGCTATTGCGACTTACCTGAAGCATCACCTGCCCGAGGGTGCGGTGATTTTAGCCTGAGAGCAGTTCGTGAGTTCTGAATTCGCAGTTTCAAGACCTGGCGGGGTTTCGGCCCCGCCTGCATCCCAAAGAAAGGTTTCTCAATGTCTGAAATCAAAGAGGAGCAACATCCGGCACCTGAGGGTCACGTCCTGAATCAACTGGCCGCTGCCTGTGGTGGCGAAGCAACCCTGCACGAACTCAAAGACGAGGCTGGCAATGTCGTCCACAGTTTCGGGACCATGAGTTTTCCGCTGCGCAAAAATCACTGGATCTAATCGCTCTGAGGTGGCTCTAATCCATGGAAAACATCTACCAGAACCCGGTGGTGCTCAAGGTCATCAACGGCACCCGGCACGGCGGGACGAACCTCTGCCTAACCTGCCGCAACGCGCTCCACATGCAGTCGGCAGTCACCGGCAAAGAGCGCATCCTCTGCAACGCCACCCAGCGGTTTGAGGTGCTCGAGCCCGTGGCCCGCTGCACCGGCTACCTTGACCGCACCAAACCCACCCTGATGGATATGCAGGAGATCGCCTGGAGCCTGCAGACAGATAAAGGCGGCCGCAGCATCGGGTTCATGAGTCCGGAGCAGCTCCGGGAGCGTGGCGTCGGCACGGGAACTCCGCCCAACCCAGGTTTCGGCGCATGAAAGTCACTACAGGTTACAGGTTACAGATGACAGATTTCAGTTACAGAGCCCGGGCTTTACCGACTGTCACCTGCCATCTGTCATCTGTCATCTGCCCGCGGAGCGAGCCATGAAAGTCTGCCCCACCTGCTCCAGGCCCATCGGCGGAAACGGGCGCTTCTGCTTCGCCTGCAAGTTGCCCGTGCTTCGCGGGCACAAGTGGCACGTGGTCGGCTGTTACATCGTTCACGACGACTGCGCCAACCCCACCATGCGGCTGCTGATCGAACCGCCGCCGGAGGACAGGTTGCCGATGACAGGCGACAGCCTTCACAGCCCAGGCCCTTAAAACTCCAATCCGTACCCTGTTATCTGTAACCTGCGAACCGAAGGAGAGCGATGCGGCCTAAAAAAGTGATTCTGCTGGTCGATGACAACGAGAAAGATGGTTCCACGTTGAAGTTCATGCTGGTCACCAACACGTACCGGGTTCTAGCGGCTCACAGCCCTGCTGAGGCGCTGGGCGTCTTTGCCTCAAACCGCGTCGATCTGGTCCTTGCCAGTTTCCACTTTCGAGGCCCGGCCGGCACGCCCAACGGAATTGAGCTGATTGACAAACTAAAGGCTCTGAACCCCCACACCCCCATGGTCCTGCTCTGCGACCCGGGAAAGGTTCAGGATCAGACGCACCGCGCCGACCGCCTGGTCTCAAAGGCAACCTGCTCAGCTCTTGACCTGCTGGATATCGTCAGGGTCCTCTGCGCCCGCAAGCGGGGTCCACGCAAGGGCATGACGCCTACCCCGGCCATGCTGCGCAACCAGGCTGAAGCTACCGCGCGCCGGGAACCTGGTCATGCCGGATTCAGTAAAGCAGAGGACAGGTTGCAGATGACAGATGACAGGTTGGAAAACCCGGGCACTGTAACTGCAACCTGTAACCTGCCATCTGTCACCTGCTCCAAAGGAGCCTGACCATGGGCAAATTGATCAACATGCTTGAGTTAGATCCAGACTCCAGTTCGTGGCCGTCCTGGGCGGAGGCCAACCGGTTCTTTCAGAAAGAGTATCTGACGCAGGCGTTGAAGACCGCTAACGGAAATCAGTGTCTGGCCGCTCACCTGCTGGGCATTCACCGGAACACGCTCAGCCGGTTGTGTGAGTCGCTGGGCATCGAGGCCAAAGCCCTGCGGAATAAAAAGAAGCAGGTTCATCTGTCGCCAGGCCGCCGAGCCGGCGACGAAGTTCCGTATCGAGTCAATCGTCTGGTCGCCGCGGCCGAAAGGGTGTCCCATGCAAAACCCTGAAGTCATGGATATCCAGACCTGCGCGGCCTACCTGGGCATCTCGAACGACACGCTCTATCGGTACGCGATCAAGGGGTTAGTTCCGGCCTTCAAGTTGGGCAACCGCTGGCGGTTCAAGCGCGAGTTGATCGATAACTGGATGCGGAACCAGAGCAGGCCGAAGGAGGTTGTCAATGGGTCAGCAAAGTAATATCGACTGGACGGACTCAACATGGAACCCGATTCGTGGCTGTAGTCCGGTCTCGCCGGGGTGCCAGAACTGCTACGCGGCGAACACCGCCAAACGGTTCTCGGGGCCGGGGAAGCCGTTTGAAGGGTTGGTACGCATCAATGCTGCGGGGGAGCGTACGAACGACTGGAACGGGCACCTGCGCTTTGTGGAGGCCCACCTGCTGGATCCGTTGAAGTGGGGGTCCGTGCCTCCGCCAGAGTCAGGCATCGAGCGCCGGCGCCGCATCTTCGTCAACTCGGTCTCGGATTTGTTCCATGAACACCTCGATCGCAAACACCTGGTCTCCATCTTCGCGGTCATGGCGTTGTGCCCGGAGCATGTGTTTCAGGTGCTGACCAAACGGGCGGAACGGTTGGGTGAGGTTCTCTACCACGGTGGCTGCGCTTTGCGCACAGAGGTCGCCCAGGAGGTGATCCGGCTAGTCAGGCAGCCGTGGAACGAGAATAAACGTAACTGGCATCAGATGATCGAAGGCAGGCCTGTCAATGTCGTGGTCGACAAGGACGGAATGCACGTCAGTCCGGCGTTCCTCTGGCCCCTGCCGAATGTGTTGATCGGGGTCAGCGTTGAAAATCAAGAGTGGGCTGATAAACGCCGAGAGCACCTTGGTATGGTCGCTGCGGTTGGATGGAAAACGTTCGTCAGTTACGAGCCGGCGCTGGGGCCTGTGAACTGGGATGGATGGGAATTTCTGAACTGGCTGATTTCCGGCGGGGAGTCGCAGGCCGGGGCGCGACCGAGCAGCCCGTTATGGCACCATGCGGCGAAAAGATTCTGCGAGCAAAACCACATTCCTTACTTTTTCAAACAGTGGGGCGATTGGATCGGCACGTTACCCACAGACCCGAAGCCAGCAAAATCTAAGAAGTCGTTCGAATGGAACGGCGGCGTTTCAGCATGGCTTGTAGGCAGGAAGGCCGCCGGGCACCTGCTCGACGGCCACGAATACCGCGCTTTCCCGGTGATGCCATGAATCAGGAAGACCGCCGTTTTTCGCTGAGCAATTACCCGCTCTCCTGGCCGGAAGGCTGGCATCGTACTGCCATCAACAACCGCAAGAACAATCCATTCAAGACCGGGAAACGGCCCACCTCGGTCCTCGACGGCGTGGGCCGGGTGGTCACCGAACTCGAAAGAATGCAGATATCCCGGGACGATGTGCTGATCTCGACCAACATTCCCACCCGCATCGACGGGTTTCCCCGCTCCGACCAGGCTGAACCCTCAGACCCCGGCGTCGCCGTCTACTGGCGCAAAGGGCAGGACGCCCAGATGCAGTGCATGGCGATCGACATCTATGGCACCGTCGCCGGCAACCTGGCAGCCATCGCGGCCAGTCTCGAGGCTCTGCGGGCGATCGAACGCCACGGCGGCGCCCAGGTGCAGGAGCGGACGTTCAGGGGTTTCGCGGCGCTGCCGGCCAGCACTTCCCGGCCCTGGCGCGACGTCTTCGGGGTCATCATGTCCAAGCCCACCGTGGAGCTGGTCGAGGCTCAATTCAAGAGCCTAATGAAGGTCCGGCACCCCGACGCCCCAACCGGCAGCAATTCCGCCATGGCGGAATTGAACCAGGCGCGCAAAGAGGCCCTGGCGGAGATTGGAGAACTCAATGCCCAAACGCATCCAGCGTAAACGGACAAAGGGCTGGCATAAGCCATTCAGGGCCATCAACTGCACCCGGCCCGGCAAGTTCGGCAACCCATTTCAAGTCTCGGTCTACGGCCGCACTGAGGCTTTGGGGCTGTTTCGGGCCATGCTGCCGGTTCCAGAGTTGCGCGCGCTCCACGGCTATCCCAGCGACCTGTACATTCGCGAGAAACTGCACGGGGCCGACTTGATGTGTTACTGCTCGCTCGACGAGGATTGTCACGTCGACGACCTGCTGAGGATCGCCAACTCGTGAAAGCTACCCTCCTCTACGGGCACGTGCTGGACCGGCTGGCCGAGCTCGACTCGGACTCGGTGGACTCAATTGTCACCGATCCACCCTATGAACTCGGCTTTATGGGCAAGGCCTGGGACTCAACCGGCATCGCTTACTCGGTTCCGATGTGGCGGGAGTGCCTGCGGGTTCTCAAGCCTGGAGGCCATCTACTGGCTTTTGGAGGCAGCCGGACCTATCACCGCGTCGCCTGTGCGATCGAGGATGCAGGGTTCGAGGTGCGCGACCAGATGCAGTGGATTTATGGGTCGGGATTTCCGAAGTCGCTCGATGTGTCGAAGGCAATCGACAAACGGTTAGGAGCGCAGCGCGAGATCACAAAAGAAGCCTCCGCACCTTATTTCAGAGGCAAGAATATAGATTGGGACGGCCGTAGCTCGCCAGACCGCGAACGCCGTGATGTCCCAATCACTGCTGCTGCTGCTGCTGCTGCCGGGTGGGGCACCGCTCTGAAACCAGCCCACGAGCCGATCTGCATGGCCAGAAAGCCGTTCCTGGGTACGGTGGCGCAGAACGTCCAAAGGTGGGGGACTGGCGCCCTCAATATAGACGGCTGCCGGATTGAAGGTGATAAACCTGGCCATGGTCCCAGGCCAGATATACGGGGCGGTAATTACCGCCCCGGCGAATCCTCTTCCGAAAGGCGGTACACCGAGAGCGGTTCAACAAATTTTGCGGCCACTCCAGGCCCGCGCGGTGGAGATCCTCTTGGCCGCTGGCCGGCCAATGTCCTGCACGACGGCAGCGACGAGGTGGTGCAACTCTTTCCCGAGGATGCCGGCGCCCAGGCTCCGGTGACCGTACGCAATGGCGACAAATTCCGCTCGGTATTCGGAGAGTTCGCCGGCAACGTTGACGAGGCTGGTTCAACCTTTCAGGGTGACTCCGGCTCCGCCGCGCGATTCTTCTATTGTCCGAAGGCGGACCGGGAAGAACGAAATCGCGGCTGTGAGCACCTGGGCAAGAAACCGATGAACTGGTCGTCCGGCGTTCAGTCGCCTGGCACGTTCCAGGCCGAGGGCACAGACCGCACCTCTGAGAACTACTGGCCAACCGTGAAACCCGTCGAGCTGATGCGCTATCTCTGCCGGCTGGTTACTCCGCCAGGCGGCACGGTGCTCGATATCCTGATGGGCTCGGGGTCCACCGGCATCGCGGCCTTGCTTGAGAATTTCGACTTTATAGGAATCGACAACGACCCGGGCGCGGTAACTATTGCCGGATGCCGGATTGGCGCCGTCGAGCCCCTCCTGAACACCGTCGAGGTGTTTCAGCCCGAGGTACGCGTACCTAAATCTTCAGTGTGAAAGGAGATATCCGAGCCCAACTTTGTTGAACAGCCGGCGGCGGAGTGGATACCGCCGCCGGACCTAAAATATGAATATTCGTATTCTGTACAATCTTGCTCACTTTTATGCTATCCTGTTCGGCAAATGGAGGCACCTATGCGCAACTCTCGTTATCCCGACCCCCTCGACCTCAGCATCCGGGTAGCTACCTCCATTCCTTTTCCCAACCGCCTGGGCATGCCCTGCATCGCCTGCGGTTCCCCGGTCGACCTGGGCCAGGTCTACTGCCCGGGCTGCCGTAACCAGATTGCGGTCCAGACCTGCCGCAAGTCCATGCACGTCGAAGAGCTGGAACGGCTGCTCGCGGTAGCGTGAGAGCAGAGGACAGGTTACAGAGGACAGTTTTAAGGTCCCGGGTTTTGTAACTGCAATCTGTCACCTGTCATCTAGCTTTTTGCGCCCCCATCCTTCTCCTCGTCAACGGCAGGCCATCCGCCTGGCTCTTTTCCTTCATCGCAATCTTGTAGGCTTCCTGCAGGCTCCAGCGCGCGATCGCGGTCTCATCGCGGCCGTCCTTGCGCATCTGGCGGACCCGCTCCATCATCTTCATTCGCTCCGGCTTCACGCTCTCGACCAGCCAGGTGTTGTAGGCGTAGCTCACCATGTCGTACAGGTCGTCAGCCGGGTCGCCGTGGATCTTCTTGACCGCCCGGCGCTCGTCAATGATGCGGGTGGCGACTGAGTTGAAGGTCCGCTCCATGCCGTCGGTGAGAATGATTTCGCGGCTGGCCAGGCCGGTATAAAGCTTCTGGGCGTTGTCGAATGGGTCCTTGTGGCTTTTGATCAGCGGGACGCCATACTTCGCAAACACCGCCGCAATGATGTCGAAGTTGGTCTCACCGGTGCCGTCCTCGTTGTCGTTCGCGGGGTCGATGGTCGCAAACACAAACTTGGGCGGCTCTTCGCTCGATCGGGGTTTCACCCAGGTCTGGCAAACTTTTTCGGCGAATTCCTTTGAGATCATCTTCTGCTCGCAGATTTCGCCCGTGCCAAACACCCGGCCGTACTCGTCCACAGCGAACCTGCCGGCCGCTGCATGGCTGTTCCCATAGCCGTAGTCGATTGAAATGAAGTGGTTCCACCACCACTGGTCCTGGACCTCGGGGTAGGGCAGTTTCCACTCCGGATGCAGGAAACCAAAATAGAGGCTGGCCGCGTTGCACCAGCACCCGTGGAGCAACTGCATCTGGATTTCCGGCGTTTGCGACAACAGGGAGTCGATCTTCGCCTGGCCGTACAGAGGGTTGTCGGTCACCGAGGCCGGGAAGAAGGCCGTCGTCTTGTGGGTCAACTCACTGAAGCTCGGCGGCCAACTCCAGCTTGACCCGCCATACAGCCGCCCCGCCACCGTCGAGGTCTTCAAGGTAGGTTTGCTGTTGGGCGGCGCCGGATAGTGCAGCGGGCACAGGTTGCGCAGGAAAACCGACATCTGCCAGCCATGGCCGATGCCGCCGGGGTTCGACGCAAACCGGGCCCGGACCCTCAATCTCGGGTCGACGGAGGCCAGCCAGCCGATCATCTGCCGGACGCGCTCCTTGGGGTGCAGGCCGCTTTCATCGATGCCCAGCCAACTGTAGGGGTTGCCGCGGTACTTCTTGAGATCGGCATCGCTGGCCAGGTACCCGTAGCGTATTCTCGCCCCGGATGACCCGAAGATGGGCCGCCACTGGCCGTGGCGTTTTTCGTACTCGGGAAAGATCCACTGGCCGCCGCCGGAGCGGGACCGGAACCGCGCGCCCAGCGGGATGTAGGCTTTCTCCATCCGGTCGCTGATCTGGTCGAATTCGCCCAGAGACTCGCGCAGCAGCAGACCCCTGAAGGTGGGAATCATGTACTCCTGCATCGCGTCGCCAACCAGAAAGTCCGATTTGCCTCCGCCGGACTGCCCGCCATACAGCAGCAGTTGAGCCGGGCAGCACAAGGCGGCCTGCTGAGAGGCGTTGATCGGCCACCACCCGGGCACATCGCTCACCTGCCGCGGCGTCATCCCCGGGAAAGGCGGAACCCAAACAGGAAAATCGTGCGGGATCTGGAGCTCGCCGGGCAAGAGGGGCGGCGGCGCCTGCCAGAATGCCGGCGGGGTAAAGCCCTGGGTGCTCACGGGCGCACCTTTGGCGCGCAACTGACAGATGACAGATGACAGTCGACAGTTTGAAGGGCCTGGGCTCTGTGACTGTAACCTGTCACCTGCAATCTGTAACCTGCCCCCCTCATCCGATCTTCATCTTGCCGACGCGGGTGGGCGGGGCGGGTGGGCCGGTTGGCGGCTCAGGTTTGGGTGTCAATTTACTGGCGGCCGCTGTAAATATATTGACCGCGGCAGCGATGGGCGCCGCAGTTTCTGGAACCTCCGCCGGCATGATCGGTTCAGCCTGCAGCGGACCAATCGTGCCCTCGACCTGCGCGGTGTAGATAAAGGTTCGCTGCCCGGGTGCGGGTTCGTCGGTCCCGAGGCCGGAAACTTTGCCCAGCGTCGGGTCGAGAGACCGCATCTGCCCGTACTGGATCCTGCCGGCCAGAACCAGTCCCGTCTTGATGGCTTCGTGTTTCAGGGTTCCATGGTCTTTGCCGTCCAGTTGGATCAAGGCGGCGAGCTCGCGATCGATCAGTTCGTTGGTCAGGAGCTCGACCCGGACCTCCTGCACGGCTCGTTCCTGCCGGACCGCTTCTTCCTGGCGTTCGAGTTCGTCCTGCACCTCGGACTGGTTAAACAGTTTCGCGGCCCGGTTGCGCGGTATCCTGGCCTTCTCGGCGGCCTTATAGATGTCGCGGTGCTTGCGGAACTCGGTGATGAAGCGCAGGGCCTGGCGGTCCAGCGGCTTGGGTTCCTTTTCAATTGTGGCCATGCGATTGCCCTTCGGTGGTGGTGCGCGGTGCAGGTTACAGAGGACAGGTTACAGTTACAAAACCCGGGCCCTTCAAACTGTCCTCTGTAACCTGTCCTCTGTCTTCACTGTTTGTCGAGAATTCCCAGATCGATCAGCTTCGCTTCGAGTTCCCCGGCCTGCTTGTCGCCCTGGTCCTGGGCCACGCGCTCCAGGCGGCGGCTTCCCTTTTGCTCCATCACATCTTTCAGCTCCGCCTTTTCCTGCGGGTCGGCTTTGTTCCACACCGCCAGGGCGTCGTCGAAGTCCTGCAAATGGTCCACGTTATACTGGAGTTCGGTCATGCTCGCCCGCTTCACAATCGCGCCAGCCTCGCGCGCGGTCAGTTTGCCGGCGTTTACCTGGTTCCACACGTCGGTCGGGCTCATGCGGCCGTCCCGCACTTTCTCAACAATCTGTACGTTCTTGCGCTGCTCGTCGGCCTTTTCGTCGCTCTCCGGCTTGTCGGGGATGCCCTTGATCCGCAGCTTCATGGCCATGGTCTCGAGTGGGGTTCGGTAGTTGGCAAAGTTCAGGCCGGAGGCCTGGAACAGGCTCGAGACCACTCCCTCGTCCGAGGTGGTGAAAAGCTTCTGCACCGGCAGCGGGCTCAGCTGCTTCACGTAATCCTTGGCAAAGTGAGCCTTGGCTTCCTGGCGGCCGAAGTTGTCGCGCCCGATCAGGAACTCGATCGTCGGTCGCAGCGTCACCGGATTCAGGCGGTTATAGGCCCAGGTGGCTGGGTTGTCGATCAGGCCCATCAGGTCGCCCTGCACCGTCCGCAGGCTCAAACGCTTGTCGCCCATCCGGCCCCAGCTCTTCGGGGTCACCATGCTCAGAGCGTCCGCCGGATCCCATTTTGCGCCCTTGAGGCCTTCGTCGCGGTTCAGAATTGCATTCACAATCCGGGCCACCGCGTAGATGACCACCGCGCCGCGCAGCAGGGCCAGGCGCTGCTCCTGGCCGAATTTGCCGAAGCCCTGCACCACAAACTGCGCGCGGGCCTTGGTAAAGTCGGGGCTGAACAGCACCAGGTGCTCCAGAGCCTTATAGGTCCGGTTGTTCATAAAGTGCAGCTTCTCGAAGAATGCCGGGTCGAGGCCTCCAAAGGCGGCGTTGGCCTGCTTGGCCGTCATCAGGTGGATCTCATCGCGGGTCAACTTCGGTTCGGTTCCGGCCCTGGCCCCGCCGTAGCGCTGCATATTGCGCTCGAAGGCGTGGCTGTACATCGTGGCCTTGAGCCGCGGAATGAAGTCGCGGAACAGGTACCGGTGGTACGTCGCCATTCCCGGCAGATCGCTCAGCACGCCCTCGGGGTCCACAGACAGCAGATTCAGCCCGTGGCTCACTCCCTGCTGCACCACAGGGTCTTTGGCGACGTCCTTGAACTCGGCAAGCTTGAACGGGTTGACCAAGTGCTCCATCGAGTGCACACCCAGCTGCACCTGATGGAAGAGGCTTCCGGCCAGGATGGCCGATTTTGCCAGCGCGCCGCCTTTCTGGATGGCCTTGACGGTTGCGGCGACCTTGGAATCGCTACGGTCCATCCAGCTTTTGGTCACCATATCCGAAACCCGGCTCACATAGGCCGGGTGGATCAGGATGTCGCCCTTCATGGCCAGGACTTTGTTGTCGGGCACCGGGAAGCGGGGGTCATCCGGTCCAAACAGCTTGTCCTGTTCCTCGGCCGGCATCTTGTCGTAGCCCGGCGCCAGCATCTCCCGGTCGGCGTCCGTCAGTTCCCAGGTAAAATTCCTGAGCTGGGCCGCGGGGATCCGCTCGTAGCCAGCCAGGTCTTCGGTGCGTTTGGGCTGCTTCAGGATCCGGGCTTCGTCGCTGCCAGCCTTTTTGTCCAATAGCGTCCAGCCGGCCCGGCTCTCGAGCGCCGCCAGCGGCCTGCCGTCGGTCTCATCCTTGCCGTACATGAGGCTGCGGAGGAAACTGCGGGTCATAAAGGTCTTGGTAAACATATCGTGATAGGCGCCCAGAATCTTGCCGGCGTCCATGGTCCTCGGCTTCTCACCGTTGGCCATCGCCTCAAAGTAGCTCTTATACACCCGCCGCTTCAGGAAAGACGGGTCGGAAGCGAGTTCCGAGAAGTCGGTAATACTGCGCATCTGGGCCAGGGTCTCGGGGTCGGTCGCAAACATGTGCATGGCGTAGTTGGTTGCCCCGGCCGGCAGCAGGCCGGCATCCATCAGGAGTTTCAACTGCTGTTCGTAGTAACGCCGATGACTGTCGGCCACCGTCTTCTGCGCTGGAGAGAGGTTTCCAGCCTCGGCAAAAGCCCGGGCATACCGTTGGTCGGGCAGGTTGCCGGCATTGGCCGCCCAGCGTTTCAAGGTCTCGGGGTCGCCATTCGCCTCGCCGTAGACGGTCATGGCTTCGCGTTCGCGTTCCGTCGGCGCCACTCGCCGCAGTTCTTTCTGGTAGTCGTCGAGATCAAGCGCGGCCTTGAACTCGGCTTTGCGCAGGTCGCCCAGGCTGGCCAGGTAGTCGGTCCAGGGCGCGGGCTGGGCCCATGCGCTCCACACGCCGGCAGTTGAGCCCTTCAGCTTGTCCCAGGTCTGCTCGATCGCTGTCTTGCCCTCGGCCACTTTGCGGATGCCGGTGTCGGCAGCTGCGGTTATCCGTTCTTCCATGGTCATCTTGCGCTCGGGCAGTTTGCCCAGGTCTTCAACCGCTTCCTGCAACGACTTGCCGGTGTCATGGCCGCCGGTGGTTACCGTGGTCCCTTTCTTGAACAGCGGCTGGCCTTCGGTTAGTACGCTCTGGCGCATGGCGGGGGTTATGGGTAGGTAGGGGACATGATAGCCGCCCTCGTTGATCGCGTCGTCGTCCGGCAGGCTTTTCAGCTCCTCACTGTCCGCGTCCGGCAGTTCGATGAAAGTCTTTTCCACCTTCGCCCCGAACGGTTTGCCGATCCGGTTGGCCAGGTCGGGCACTATCTTGTCGTAGAAGCCCTTCATGCCCTCACCGCCTACTTTGAGGTCCGGCTTATCGAGAAGGTGAACGCCAGCGTGGCCTTTGTCGATAACTGCCTGTGCTTCCGAGCGTGAGTTGAAAGGCCCTCGATAGCTTCCATTGTTGAGACTCACTTCAAATCGACCGTTCGGTGCAGGGTTGATGATCGCGGCTTTGAAGATGTCACCGTCTCGCTTTCGCAGGGGCGCGTCAAGTAATTTGCGCGCGACTTCCTTACCGACATAATCAGACAATTCTTCAGGCGGCACGGCTTTGTCGATATGGTTCGTGCCGTTGGGTAACTGTGCCTGCAGGCGCTGGGTTTGTGGGTCGTAACTCAAGGTGTCAATCTGTTCCGCCAGGCTGTACCGTTCTGCCTGCTGCTCGCCGGGGGTCCAGGAGATCCCGTCATAGCCGTTTTCGGCGGCATAGCGCACCATGCGTTTCAGTAAGAGCTCGGGCCAGGTCTTCTTGAAGGGGGCGTCGGGGACGCTCGTGCGCAATTTGGTGTCGATATCCCTGATCTGCGAAAGCAGGCCGCCGCGAACGTTGCTAACCTCGGGCTGGGTCGTATGCCAGCGTGGCCGCTCCCCTCTCATCGGCGATCCATCGCTGTTAACGCGCTCAACCTGAACAGCCCAAACATTCTTCGGATAAGGAAGCTT